GCTTTTCAAGACCTAAGACTTTTTCTAAATGTTGAGACTGTTGGTATAAATGCTCCGATTCTGAGCCCATTTTAACCATGCTAGCAGCCGTTTTTCCATATTCACTATTCAGTACCTTCAAATCATCTTGAATGCTAGAGAGGGCTTTGTCAGCATCCTTAGACACTTGCTCAAATTCGCTACTTTGTTCTTGAATTTTAGAATTAAGCGCACCTAATGCCATTTCTGTTCGTTTTACTTGAGCAACAGACTTGTTATAACGAATTAATAAGTTCTCTGTTTCTTTTGCTAGCTTAGCAGTCTCTTTTGCATCTTTTCCTTTTTGCTGTGAAAGTTGATCATATTGCCTTCTTAATTCTTCAGCTTTAGCTTTTTGAGCTTGGAGCTTTTTTTCAGTCAGAACAGAGACTTTGTTCATATCATCTAAGCTTTGTTCAAAGTTCTTTGTACCTGCCGTTATCGCTTGAATAGAGCTGTCATAAAGGCTGTTAGCTCGGTTGATTTTCCCTATATTCTGTGCAAAAGTACCAGTACCTTGCAGATCAATGTCAACGACCATCGAGGCAAGTTCTTGATCATTCATGTATGTCCACCCCCTTTACCAACCTGGCACTTGGTCAATGTAGTATAGCTCTTGTTCAGGCTCCTCTTCTTGTTTACTTTCTTTAATCTCTTGTCGAATTAATCTAAAAAGATGGTGAATATCAGCTTGATCTATTTCATGTTGCTTGTAGCCTTTGAGATTCATAAGGTGTTTATAGAAGTTATCCAGCTGCTGGGTCGGTGTCAGAGGGTGTGGCATCAGCTTCACTTTCTTCTCCTGCTGCTTCTAATTCCTCAGGATCAAATGAACCATCTAAAGGAATACCTTCAGCAATCAAACAAAATTCAGCTATCTTTTCTTCAAATAGATAACGATTTAGCCCTGCGTAAAATTCATCCACAGTGAACTGCTTATCAAAAGCCTCCACAATTAACTGAATTAAAGAGTCTAATTGTTGAATAGTTGGTCTTTGCTGCAAGTAATCTACTTTCTCTTTTAGAACAAGATATTTTTTATATGTCATACCTGAAATAAATGGGCTGTTCATTGTTTTTTCTTCACCATTTATTCTTAAAACTAAATCCATCATATTGAGTAACCTCCTACATTTTAGTTAAAGAAAAAAAGGATGAACCGAAGTTCACCCTTCTAAAATTATGCTGCTGGAATACTTTGATCAGGCTCATACACTTTCTTGAACCAATCAACAAGCACTGTTGGTTCAACATCTGAATCATTACTGTGGACACTAACTTTCTTTTCTCCATCAGAATCACGTTTAATAAAGCTTGCGTTCAATGAACCAGACTTAATTTCCACGGATTCGCCTTTTGTTTGGTACTCTTCACCTGGTGGTTGGATTTTCCCTTTGTATAACCAAATATATTTATATCCTCCATCCGATGTTTCAGAGCGCCATCCTAATGCAATGTATGGCTGATTTGCTGAATCACCTTCTATAAGGACACCATTAGAATCAATTCTCCATCCAAAAATCTCAGCTGCTACTTCTTTTTCCAATGCATCAATACCTAATTCAAGCTCCATTAATCCTTGTGATGTAACCACCGCAGATGGACCATCATCAGAGAAGAAAGGTGTAATAGAACCATTTGGGTTTAAATTGCCACTGACTGCTCCAGCTAAAGATTTAGGTGTAGCATAAGTTGTAAGTCCACCCTTAGGATCTTCTAATAATGTTGCATAGAACAAATCTTTCATACCAATAGGCATTTTTTTAGCTTTTTCCATTTTTCATTACCTCCAATTATTGTTTTAAGACATAATAAAACCGCAAACCTTTATGATAGATTTGCGTGTCGTCTTCATATAAGTCAGGTGAAACGCCTTTTTTACTAAAGCCTGCACCTATTAATGTTTGTCTTACTTTTTCATAAAGCTCTGTAAATACAAGTGCGTTTTTTGTCCAAACGTCTACTTGTACATAGTAAGCCGTTTTTTGTTCTTTATCGTCAGCTATAAAAGCAGCTGTCTCATCGTATAAAAAGAAAGTGATATACGTTTCATGATCACCTTTTTTAGTAATTGGAAAGGTGGGAATATCTAAAGGCTTTAACGTAGACATCACCATACTATAAATACTCATAACTTCGCCAATTCCTTACGATATACTTGTGCCATAGCTCCAATGATCTTATCTTTTACAGCATTAAAAGCAGGTTCCACAAAGGTCTGAGCTGGCATTTTAGAGGTTCCCCATTCTAAAAAACGGGCATAGAAAAAATCTTTATGAAAGCCTACTTTAATTTTGCCATTCACAATTTTTGAAATAATAACATGATCAGCTAAATGTTTACCTTTATATGTGGAACGTGGAGCCCTACGCTCGATTTCTGCACGTAGTATTTCAGCTCCAGCTCGTAAAGCTTTTTCAGCAATAGCCTCATTCTTTTCAATACTAGCAAGCTTCTTCAATTTAGCTTGAAACTCTGCTAGTCCTGTGGATTTAACGGGCATTATGAAATCAACTCACTTCCATAAGCGCGACAGATTAATTCTATAATCTCATCTTGCTTTCTTTCATAAGTCCTAACTACCCTATAGCGTTTAGATTCATATTCAACAACGGTTTCGCCTTCGTAATCAAGTGAATGAACCTCAAACATCGTTTCTAAGGTATAGCCACTTTGAGCAGCTATATAAAACTCATTACCTCGTATACCTTTTTTAGTAGCAAATACGTCTCTACTTGTCTCTTGTGAAGGTATAGGAAACCCCTCTTCATTCTGAGTCTCCTCACTTTGCTTGATTAGATAGATAACTTCATCAAACATTTGGAGTACCTGCTTTCTGAATAGCTCGGTTATGAATACGAATTTGTATATTTCGAGGTAAAGGTTGATACTCTTGTCTGTTACGGTACAACCAAGCTGCATAATCTACAACTAGCATTTGATCATCATCCTTATTCATATCAAGAGTAAGCCCCTTCCTAATGAGTTCTTTTTCTGCACTAGGAAGAAGTTTATTGAGATACGTATCGCGTGCTGTATGCTTAAAACCCAAGTCCAGTTTCAGTAATTCAAGTAAGGTAGTTTTAGTTTGCTCATCCATTCTCCTCAACTTCTTCAATCGCTTCAATTAAAGGAACTTTGCATTTATTATCGTGACCTAATAATTCCTCGATACGTTCGTTCTTCGCACGACCTTTTCTAGGATACTTATCGCCAATACGATAAATGTGATTATCATCCTGTAAATCTTTAAAATCTTTGATAACCTTATATTTCATAAATCATTCACCCTCCTTAAGGATTACGCGCCTGCTACTTCTGATGTATATGTGATGTAGTAGCCTGCTTCGTCATCTACTTTTTCTACGTCAAAACGAACAAATCCAGCCAGTAATTGACCGTAAATGTCATTGTCTGTCCATTTTACAGAAGCTTGTTTACGGTTAAATAGGGTACAAAATTCCTTGGCATCACCCACAAATCCTACTAAATCACCTTTTGCGGTTCCGATCATGTCATCATCTAAAACAACAACCTCTCGACCCTTGATACGTTTACCCGATGCAACAGTAATATCATCTTGTAATAAGTAGCGACCATTGCCATCTTTTAATAGATCTAACGCATTGAATAATGATGAAGATACATAGAACTTCACGTTATAAACTTGTTTAAAATCAGTGTTTAACAACGTCACAATTCCATCTAATCCTGTTACAGCTTTAGGTGTAGCTGATTTAAAAACAGCTGCAATTTGAGCATTCTTCGTATTTAAATCTTGATCTCTGATGTCTTCTGCAATTAGTCCAGCAACATCATAATCTGCATCGTCAATTGCTTCTTGAGATACTGGAATGTAACCACGGTATGTTTCAATATCGTAATTCACTTCTACAAACGTTGGTTTAGCTAGTTCCGGGTTTTTTGCTAATTCTGCAACAGCAATCATTTTACCGTTTGATTTTTTAATGATTGGATATTTACCAGAACCACGATTGACTGGTACTGTACGCACATATTGTGTAAGGTCAACTGTATCAACTAGCTCTTTCTTTGGAGCTAATAACTCCTCTGGAATCAATGCCCCACCTTCCACAGATGTGAAGCCTGCGCGAGTTTGATCTTTATCTCGTACATAGGCATTAATAGCTTCTCTTGTTTCAATATTTGTTGGCATAGTACGGTTCACTCCCTTTTTAGGTGACTTACGATTAGATGTCTCAAGCTCTTTTTCAAGCTCTTCAATTTCCTCTTCTAATGTTGTTTTTTCTTCTTCTTTTGTTTCAATATCTTCATCGTTATCGTTCATACTTTGTTCGATAACAGATAAATCTTCGTCACTTTCAGCTGACTCAATAGCTGCTTCAAATTCACTACGCTTCGCTAATAAATCAGTTATTTTTCCTTCCAAAGCTGATAAAGCATCTCGCTTCAGTTTTAATTTAGCACCAATAAGAATAGGATTAGGCATTCTTCAATCTCTCCTTTAAGTTACGTTTTCTTTGTTCAAATTTTTCTTTTTTGATGGCCTCAACGTCGCGTTGACGGGCTGCCACTGCTGTTTGTGGGTAGGCAGGAAAAGCTGTGATGGAGACTTCCATCGTATCTGCTTCACGGACAATCCATTTCAATGTCCCGTCTTCTCGATGCTCAATATCTTCTTTTAACGGGACAAAACCAAATGAGCANCCCTTCACCTTTCCTGTTTGCACTTTACGATAAGCACTTTTAGCAAAAGGATCTTCTAAATCCACTTTCACTCTGCCCCATAATCCGTGAGAATCAGTTTTCAACTCTAACGTTTGGCTGCCAGTGCTGCCTAACACAACCCTTGTATCGTGATTATCAAGGCACATAATATCGTTATCTCGTAAACTACCGTCAAATGCTTCAGGTGCAATTTCTTCAAAAGCTCCTGGCCACAATTCTGTTTCTTGATTAAAAACAGCAAAGTAGCCTTCAATGAGGGCTTCACCGTTTTCTTCATCGCTTCTCGTTTTCAAGTCCGAGTTAAATACCATGAGACGCTTTTCCATTTATTCATCACCTCCTTTTAATACTTAGTATTTAAATCAACGCCAATAATCGTGTAATATCTTCTGGTTTATGACCATCCCATTTAGGTGCAAATGATAACTCTTTCACATCAAAA